CATCAGAATCTGAACTTGTCCACATTGGACCTCTAAATCGTACTGTGTCATCTGTTGATCGTCCATGACTTTTTTCAAAAACATTTATAATACCCGACCCCGCTGCAATTGTTTCAAAAGGATTAGGTCCTAATATTCCAACAACTGTTTTTTCAGTTCTTCCCGGTCTTGCGTTCCTTAAACCATGTCCTTCTGTACCGTAAGCTCTTGGTTCATCTTGAGGATGTCTTGGTTCATGTTCAGATTTATGAACAAAAGAACCATTCCATTCTCTAACCATTTCATTATAGGGAAATTCCATTCCACTTCTATCTGAGATCGCTTTAGCGTATTTTCCTCTTGCAAATGCCATAATTATCCACTCGGGTAATAAGACTCCGGAGTTATATAAGTGCTTGTAGAAGATCCATCTTCTGCCAAAGCTCTTTTTAATTCATCTTCGTATAATAATTTTAATTCTTGTACTCTTTGAGGTGCGTATTTTTGTGCTAAATAAAAAGATAGACCTGATGCCATACAAGGTACAAATCGATAAGGAGTGTCTGTTGCATCGGTATACGTCGAATCAGCGTCTTGAATTCTTTTGACAAAGAAAATATGAACATCTTTTGATGCACTGGATGAATCAGGTGTTGGGTAAAGAGTGACCGTTGTTTTATCAACAAGTCTTTGAACAAAATATCTAGAAGGAGTTCCTTTAGATAATTTATTAGCTAAACCCGAATAAGTCGATCGATCTGTTTTTGTAAGTGTGGAATCAGCTTGATCCGTGTCTCCTTTGTCGGTTCTAAGTGTCGCTTCTAAAACATCAGCTAAACCATAAGTAGATGTTCCTGTTGTTCCTCCAGCTGTTGTTGCAGAAGTACCGTCGCCTGTAGCTCTATAGAAAATATATTCAGCTTGACCTTCAACGAGATCAATATTGGTATCGCCTACTTCCCAGTAGTGCAACCCTCTATTGCCCCATTCTTGAAACATGACGTTTAAAGAACGTCTTGCTGTTTTTAATTGATATCCCGAAACAGATTGTAAGCCAATTCGCTCGTAAGCTTCTTCAATAATTTCGTCTACAGCAAATGTTTTATCGAACGTTACTGTTCCGGAAGTAGTATTAGCCATATGCTACCTCCTAGTACGATTTATTTAACTCTAATACAATCGTATACGCATCATTTGATGTATGATGTAAAGTTGTTAAAGCCACATCTCCACTTACACCAGAAGCTTCTGTATTTTTTAAACCACCAAAAGATCTATAATCAAAATGTCCATTGGTAGGTTCTAAAGTTACTCCAGCACCTAAAATTAATGCTTTAACATTAGTTGTAGCCGCCCATTCTAGATCAATTCTCATGCCTGAAATTGCATACCATACTTGTGTAATATGAACTCTTGTACACGTAGCACCATTGCTTGATGAAGCTGCTAAAGCTGAGACATCAACTTTTTTTACTGATGCTTCGCCTGAACCATCAGAGATATTTGTAAATTTCATTACAGCGGTTCTATCACCATCTGATAATGTTTGACTTGTTACTGCGTCTGCCATTTTTCCTCCTGTTAGAGAGAAGGGGCCGAAGCCCCCGCTCTAATTAAAGTCTTTATTTATTAGTCTGTGAACTTACTTCCTGGTGCACGAGTTATTTTAATACTCTTCAAGTGTATTGCAGAATTTGCACTTGTACTTTGAATGATAAGGTAAGGTATTACTGTATCACCATCATCAAACGTAAATGCTTCTGTTGTTGATGGAGCAGCTAATGTACCCGCATCCATAACTGCAGCACCAATGTGAGAATATGTTACCACACCTCCTGAAGTCACAGCAATTTTAAATCTGTGATTGTTATTTGCTGCTGTTGCTTGACCTGAATCAGTATATGAACTTGTACCATCATTAAGTCTACTTGCAATTTGAACATCATCGGCTGATTGACACCCAAATGCTACAAAGTCAGTATAAAGAGCGTCACCTGAAGCTGCTGCTAATATTGCACCATGACCTATTTCAAATTCTTCTACTTTTCTAAATCCAATTGTAACTGCATCTTGATCCGTCCAGTCAACACTGTTGAATGTTGCATCAAAAGTCAGTGCATGAGTACCAATTGTACATGCACCATATCCACCAAATTGTGTACCACCGAATACAATTTCAAGACCTGTGTTGTCTGCAGCTGCAGCATCACCTTGAAGATTTAAACCTGCTACTGTGGCGTTTGTATCTGTTGCTGGAATTGTACCTTCAACAAAAAAACCACTTGCAGCAACTGTATGTGCACCAACAACACTACATTGTGCTGGACACACTTGACCAGTTGTATTTGGAAAAAGCATACTGAATAATTCACCAGCTGCTAATACACCATCAGCTCCGCCTGCTCCTGTAAGTGTTGAAACAATTGGAGTTGGACATGAAATGTAATCCCAATCTACAAGAATTTCTGGTTGTCTTCTTGTTAAAACCCCTGCTGAACTAACTGAAAAATCATCAGTGTAGACACCAGTTGAAGCTGCTTGTGTGGTAACTTTAAGACCAGATTCTGCTCTTACCGTTCCCTTAAACGTTGTGTTTGCCATAATATTCCTCCTAGAATATTTTAAATGTAGTCCCTAGGGGATGTCGACTATACGCGTCTACATTTAAGTTTTTTTAAAATTTGTATAGTGGCAAATTTATATGTTATTTTTTGATTGAGTGCAAGAGATCCCTGCATAAAAGTACGATTTCAGCGATGTGGCGTTTATCTAAGTTGCCACAGAAACTTCGGGGGCTGAATCACTAATTTTATTTTCTCTATCAGCAATTTTAAACTCTTCAGCTTTGATCTGAGTGATGATACTTCTAATTTTCTCATCAATGTCGACCATATTAAGAGTATATTTTCCGTGTTGATTATACTCATACTGCCACCCTAACTCCAAGGACCGTTTTTGTTTGTACAGGTCTTCGGTCATGACTAACCTCCTCATAGGTTATTCTACGGGTATCTCGAAACATTCCCGTTGATTCCCACTTTATACTCTTTTCTCCTAGTTTGTCAATGATTGCTTGTTCAATTGAGGACGCACTATCTTCCGCTAAAACTGTAAATTTAGCGTGATAATCGTAAGCCCATATCTGTACTAGGAAATTTTTCATATTCACCCTTATAAATAAAAAAGGGGCCGTTTTAAGGCGGCCCCTTAGTTTGTTAATTATTACGCACCTTCAACACCGTAGATACCTCTAGGGTCGGATACTCCAAACGAGTATCTTTCTCTAGCTTTGTATCTTACGTTTCCTGTTGAGAAATCGCCTTCCATTTTAGTTTGGATAGGTAATCTTTCAAAGTACTTCATACCATTAGGCACGTCAGTGTTAATGTACCAAGAATCAGTATCTGTTAGATAGTGATTTACTCTGTATCCTTCAGGGAGCATTCCCATGTTCTTCAGAGCATTGATATCATTATCAGCTGTACCAACTCTACCTTGAGATTTTAACAATCTTTCAGCATTGAATTGGTTTTCAGAAGGAACGATCATTTTCATTCCTCTAGCTGCGATTTTAAGACCTCTTTCATCAGTCAGTGCAGCAATGTCGATCAGTGCTTGCTCTAACGATGTTTCGTTAAGGTCTGCTTGTGTACTTAGTGTGTTTGAAAAAGTGCCAGAGATAGTTGGGTGTGCTGTATTGAACAAAGAAACTGCATCCCCAGAATCAAAGTTATCTGTAGTAGGTAACCCTTGATTAAGTGGTGTAGCAGCTTTGATCTGTTTAGCATTTGCCATCGATCTCGCTAGCGCTTTTGTATAACGAGACGATAGTCTGTCATACAGGTTGTCTTCCATTGCTTCTTCAGTCAAAGCGAATGCAAGAGCCACTGTTTCGTTAGTGTATCTTGCAGTAAATGTTTCTTGTGCGTTGTCAAATGCAACAGCCGAACCCTCAGGTTTGACATATGCATTAGCAAAGCCAGATAACATTACTTCTTCTTCAAAAGCTCTGTCAGATGATTCAGTAACATAAATTTCTTTATGCTCCTGGTCGTATCTTTTATACTCGAGTCCGAACAAGGCGTT